CAGGAAGAGATTGCAGAAAAGTTGATTGAATCTGGATTTGCTCAAGCAGTATAAATCCGTTCTATACATTGAGGCCATAGGGACCGGGGTGAAAGCCGGTCCTAATTGGTAAAAAAATGAGAAAGAAAATTAAATATAGCCCAGTCAGACCATCATCACCGGTGGATTACAATTCATTCCTGTCTTTGGAAACAGCAAAGCTGCATCTAAGGATGGACCATGATGATGATGATGATATCATTGAGATATACAGAGATGCTGCCATGAGGACAGCAGAGCATGAGACCGGGCGAATGGTTGCAGATGATGAATTAATATTTTACTGTGACAGGCTACCTGGCAGCCAAGAGAATTATGAAATCAATATACCGGTGCTCCCGATTTCATCAATTGATGAGATTGCATACTATGATGGTAATGATTGGGCTGTTATTCCAGACACAGAATACAGGTCTGATTTGATCAGTGAGCCATCAAGAGTGAGATTTGTATCCACAGACTTTGACATTGATGAGGATACTCCAATGCCGATCAGAATTACCTTGACAGCAGGATACAGCTCATCCAATGTGCCACAAGAGTTCATCAATGGTGCTCTCCTTGTTCTTGGCAGTATGTATGAAAACAGACAGGATGTGGTCATTGGCACAATTGCCACCAAGATTCCGAAGGGTAGTGAGTTCCTTTTCCAACAGCTTAGAATTGTATATTGATGAGATTCGGTAGTCTCAGACATAGAATCACCTTTGAGCAAGTCACAACAAAATCAGCAGGTGATCTTGGCAGAGCAGTTGACACATGGGAAGATGTCAAGACTGTCTATGCATCATTCAAAGCGGTCAACTCATCAGAGATGGATGAGCAAGAGCAGACAACAGGCTCAACATATCTGGAGTTTAGAATCCGCGAACCAAAGGATTTCACTCCTACAGCAAAAATGAGAATTCAATTCCAATCAAGATACTACTACATCACCGGATTGAAACCAGCAAACAGCGGAGATCACTACCTGATCAATGCAGTGCACAAAGACAATGGCTAAAGGTATCGAAATAAAGTGGACAGGACTTAAAGAGGTGGATGACATACTCAAGAATCTACCCAAGCAGGTCCAGAGAAAGGTACTCCTTGGAGCCCAGAGAGAAGTATTAAAACCGGTGGCCAAAGAGATGGAGTCAAAGCTGGCAACGGTTGCAGGAAAGGTGACGGGGAATCTACAGGAGAGCATAGGAATTAAAGCTCTAAGAGGAGGCAAGGAATACAATGCAGCCAGTCTTGCGGGTGTAAGATTTGGCAACAGATATAAGGGATTTCACGGCAGGTTCATTGAGGAGGGCACAAGGGCAAGGAGACCAAGAAAAGGAAAGGTGTTAAAGTTTACGGGGAAAGATGGGAAAGATGTGTTCATCAAGAGTGCCGCACCCATGAAAAAAACTCCATTCATGATGCCGACTATTGAAAAAAATCTTCCAGTAATAGCCCGGAATTATCCGGATGCACTTCTCAAATCAATGGTGAGATTTATGAAAAGAAAATTGAAAAACTGATGATTGAGGCGGTCAGAAAGATACTACTTGATGATAGTGACATTGCTGCACGAGTGTCAACCAGAGTGTACCTCAATAACAGGGCACAAGGGATTGAAATGCCCGCAATTCTCATCGAAAAGCTTAGCGTAAGACCGAATGATACTAAAGAGAAATCATCCGGACTTGACACCATTAGGATTGCAGTGTCAGTATTTGCAGTTGATTACATTGATGCTGCATATATTTCAAGACTTATCCGGACAGCAATAGACAACTATGCCGGCAATGTTTCAATAGATACCAATGAGGCAGGAGCAGACATTGGCTTTGCTGATTATACCATAAGTATTGCTAGGATAAGCTATGACACAGAGAGGGATGATTGGGCAGAGCAGAATCAAGGTCTGCAGATCATCACTCAGGAATACCTATGCTATGAACAAAGGGAGGGAGCATATGCCGGTAATCCTCCGCAATTCGGATCAGTTTCCGGAATTGTTTATGAGTCCAATTCAGCAGACTTTCCGATAATAGGGCAAAACAACTACTTGTATGGTGACACTACATCTGGCATACTATATTTTTGGGATGGATCAGACTACCAGCCATGGAATAGCGGATCTGGAGGAGGCACCACATGGAGGGTTGGATCTGGAGATCCTAATGACTCACTAGGAGTTAATGGTGATTTATATCTTGAGGATGACAATGGACACGTGCACCAGAAGATCAATGGGGTCTATGAGCAGGTGATGTCACTTAGGGGCCCTCAAGGGACTACCGGAGCACCGGGATCCCCAGGTTCCCAAGGCCCGAAGGGTGATACAGGAAATCAAGGCCCGCAGGGTGTCAAGGGTGATACAGGAAATACAGGTGCGGATGGAGCTAATGCAATTGTCACAAGAACAAGCACAGACAGCATCACCATTGGAACCGGCAGCAAGACACTGAGCTATTCAACAGCGTCTAACCTTGGATGGGTTGTCGGCACAAGATTGAGGTATTCCAACTCCACATCTAATTGGATGGAGGGAAATGTGACAGCTGTATCCTCTACCAGCGTGACCATTACAAGTGACCTCACCGGAGGTTCCGGCACACTAGCATCATGGAATATCTCAATTGCCGGTGAGTCAGGAGCAGGAGCAGACTGTACTCCATCTTTATTAAGTAATAATACGACAATAACACACACAGGTACGACTGTGGAAACAAAGCTTTGGAGTCAAGTGATAAATAGTAGTGATATAGCAGCAGGTGACTTGCTCGATATCATGGCTTTTATCAGTGCGAGCAGTAATGCTAACGTGAAAACATTCAAGATGTATCTTAATACATCAGACACACTTGTTGGAGCAACACAAATTGGCACATTGATAGTCTCTACAACAGCTCTCAATGGTGTATTCCAAAGATTTCTGCAGATAGTGTCATTGAGCTCCCAGAGAATTGTGTTAACAACAAGTAACGTATTCACTGGTTATGGTAACTCTTCTTCAAACTACTCAAGTCTATCCGTTGATTTCTCTGTAGATCAGCACTTGATGATATCTGGCCAGCTTGCCAATTCTGGTGACACAATGTTGTTATATCAAATTAAAGTTAGAAACACAAGATGATAGTCATCCCATCGATACTGAACAGTGCTGGTGATTATGAGCCAGAAAGAAGCTTGACCGATCTGGAAAGGCCCACAGTAATTTCTCTTTGGTTCTTTAATGGGGCATATAGGCACTTCCAGATTGGAGAGGAGTCTGATGTAGCTGCACGGGAGGATGCATTGAGGCTTGTCTTAAATGATACCAGATCACTCAACAATACACAATGGGATGAGAATATTGCTTTGATACAGCAACTGCAGCAACTGCATGGTGATAATTACTTGGAACAATACATTGCGATTCAGCATCCTGGTCAGGAAATATTTAGCTAAATATTACAACATGTTGTAATGAACAGCAAGTAGATGCAAATCAAATTTGTGTCCACCATAGAGTAACAATGCACACCTACATCAAATTCAATCAAGATCATCAGCGCAAAGGGAAAACCTTCAAAAAAGGACAAGTGGTATCATTCACTAAAGCTGTATGTGATGAATTGAAAAATGCGGGTATAGTGACTGAGTCGACAGACAAGGAGTACTACTCATTGAAAAAAGTTACTCCACAGGAAAATCAGGATAAGCCATACGAATTTAATACAAAAGACTAATGCCAACAGCAGGTGATCACTTAGGAAATTTGCGACTGCTTTACATCGACGATGTAGCAGTAGGATGCACTACTACCTTATCGGCTTCATTCTCTTCTGAGAGTGTTGATGCCACATGCAAGGACAACGATGGTGCCCGTCAGTCTCTACCCGGGCAGCAAAATGCATCGGTTGCAGTAGCGGGATACCAAGTATTTGATCAGACGGTATCCATTGAGGATATCTTGGCGCTCTGGCAGGACCGGACAGAATTTGAATGCAAATTATCCACGAATGTCAGCGGAGATATTGAGATTACAGGCAATGCCTATTTTGAGAGCGTGGAAATCTCCGACAACGTGAATGAGGCATCATCATGGTCTGGGAATATTATTTTCACGGGCGCTGTGACATTCTCTGCGGTGCCAGCATAAAGAATCTGAGTGATGACTTCGCTCCGTGTTTCGATCAATCAGGCCCTGACTTCGGTTGGGGTTTGCTTTTTAAGTAGTAAATTAAAAACTCATGAATAGTATAAATCCACTTCGGGGTAATGTTGAAATCAACCTTGGAGGCGAAAAAAGGTTATTGCGATTTAATAACAATGCATTCAGAATCATAAGCAAAAGCAGAGGAGTTTCGATGACAAAACTCTTTCAGCAAATGCAGGATCCTGATCAGAGATTGGATGTGATTTTTGAACTCATTGAGGCGGCATTTAGAAATGAGCTGGCATACACAGGACAACCGGACAACTATTCTCCAAATCAAGTTCAGGCATGGATTGGAGATATGCAGGATGAGGATATGACAGCGGTGCTTGAAGCAATTCAAGGATCAGTGACCACTCCTAAGCAGGATGAGGGAAACTTGATGGCTCCGGTCAAGGCATAAAAGACATTGATTGGCCGGAGCACTATTACAATGTGCTAAGTTTTGTGGATGTTAAGCCTGATGAGTTCTGGCTCATGACTCCCGCAGAAACAAAGATGATACTTGACAGAAAGGTCAATGATGATATCATGGCATGGAACCACACAAGTGTGTTGATCAGTACGATACTGCAGCCACATGTGAAAAAAGGTACAAAATTGAATCCTGAGAAATTCCATCCATATAGAAATCAAAAGAACAAGCCAACAATAGATCAGGTGAAAGACCTGCTCTATTCGGAGGCTACCGTCAAGAGAAATGCAGAGCTCAAGGAGCAATGGAAAGGAAGAAAGACAGTTTTTCAAAAGTTGGCAGATAAAAGGGCAAAAAATAAATGAGTGACGTTTCCGGAAAATTAGCACTGTTCATAACAGCGAATGCAGGCTCATTCAACAAGGCCCTTGATGACGTGTCCAAGAAGTTCAATAAATTCAATGATCAAATCACAGGAGTTGGTCAAACTTTATCTCTTGGACTTACTTTGCCACTTATTGGCTTTGCCACAAAAGCAGTATCCGAATTCCAAGATACGGCAAAAGCACTTGGACAAGTGGAAGCGGGTTTGCGTAGCACCGGCAATGCAGCCGGATTCACAGCAGAGCAACTTGGATCCATGGCCAAGTCTCTACAAGGGACTTCAATATTTTCAGATGATCAGATCCTTGAAGGAGTGACAGCACAGCTCTTGACTTTTACAAACATAAGCGGAGCAGCATTCGAGGGCGCACAAAAGGCGGCAGTAGACTTGTCATCAAGATTGGGACAGGATCTACAGTCATCAGCCATCCAATTGGGAAAGGCTTTGAATGATCCTGTCAAAGGACTTACAGCACTTAGCAGGGTGGGTGTTCAATTTACAGAAGATCAAAAAGCGCTCATCCAAGGTTTCGTAGATGCCGGAGATGTAGCATCTGCACAAAAGGTAATTTTGGATGAGCTCAATGTAGAGTTTGGTGGATCTGCTCAGGCGGCACTTGATGCCAGTGGTGGTCTTGTGGCTCTCCGAAATGCATTCAATGATGTTGCAGAGACAGTTGGAGGAATCATTGCTCCGGTACTCAAAAATATAGCAGATGTGCTCAAAGGAGTTGCCGAAGGATTTAACAATCTTGATCCGGCAACTCAAAGAGTCATTGTGGTGCTTGGAGGCATAGCGGCAGCAATTGGTCCTGCTCTCTTGGCATTTGGTAAACTAGCCAGCATATTTGGCCCGGCAGGATCATTGGCGGGAGGACTGAGCTCCATTGGCGGCCTATTCACTGCTCTCACAGGTCCAATTGGACTGGTTGTGGCAGCGGTTGCAGGTGCAGCGGCACTGATCATCACCAATTGGGATTCCGTTGTGGCATATTTCACATCTGGTCCCGGAGGATCGGTATTTGACAATCTTAAAGCACTGTTCAATGAGCTGTATGAACTTGTCACCACCATCTTTGGAGCCATCT